AGAACGTCCGTGGTCGCTCTGTAAGCTTCACGGCTGCGCTTGAGCCATCGCAGGACGATGAGAAGTTTGGATTCTTTAAGCGGCCCACCAAGGCCACGTTCATTGATACAGAGGCCGCGTAAGCGGTCTGGGGAGATAGATATGACATTAAAAAAATACAAGCGAACCTTTCACAGTGATGAGTACCCTTGGCTTGCTAAGGCGGCAGCAGATCTGCCCAACGAGGCGCTGGCGCGTTTGCTTGAAGACATTGCAGATGACGCAGAGAAAGCGCCAGACCGCACTATCTCAGCCGTTGGCTTGGCCGATATATTGCTTGTGGTGTCCGATAGGCTAACGCCGAAAAGATATTGCAAGAAACCTGCAAAGTCTTTTGGCAACGACCTTGACCTGTTATCGACGCGCGCTCAAAAAGCCTGCATAGAGGTTGGCGCTTCAAACATTGACCAGCTAAGCAAAAAGACTGCGGTTGAGTTTTTGTTGTTGCCAAAGTGTGGCAAGAAGACCTTGCATGAAATTAGAACTTTCTTAAATGTAAAAGGCCAAAAACTTAAAGAAGATATTGTGGGAGCAGCATAATGGTAAGTAAAAAATTACACGACCTATCGGTTAGCGCAGAGCTTGTACACAGCGAAATGTGGCGCAAAGGCACGATTCTGATGAGGTTTGAGCTTGGCGATGAGTACGAAATTTATCATGTCAGTCCGGTAGACGTTAAGAAATTCCGCGCTTCTCCGCCTCCTAATTTCATTGAGTTTATGGAGCTTGAAAGTTGGATAAGCGATGTTCTAAACGAAGCCATGATCAACTCGATTGATGACTTGGTTTGGGATTTGATTGAGTCAGAGTACATATACAGCTTCTGGCTAAGCGACTTAACGAGAGCGCAAATGGAAGAGCTTGCGGAGCGCTATGGTTTTAGCACAAGGACTTTAATGGAATGGCATACGGTGCAGATCACTGACGATGACGGCTATGTCATTGGCGGGTGTGAGGTAGAAGATCCGTTTTTAAACCCATTGAACAAATTGAATCCGCGCGACTAAATCTCTCACGCCGTATAATGCGGCATGACAGAAATCCCTATTCTGTCCCTGACCTGCTCAGAGTGTCCCATTTCTGCTCAGACCTTTGCTCAGGCCATAAAGCTGTAAAATATGGCATGGCAGATAACCCATATATAGGCTTCGTTAAAAAGTACCGCACAGACCCTGTGGCCTTCGTTAGAGAAGTCCTCAATCAGTCGCCTGATCCTTGGCAGATAGAGTTGCTGGAGGCCATAGCCTCTGGTGAGCGCAGCATTTCTGTGAGGTCAGGTCATGGCATAGGCAAATCAACTGGCGCTGCCTGGGCAATGCTTTGGTACTTGCTTACCCGCTACCCCGTAAAAATCGTTGTAACAGCCCCCACAAGTGCCCAGTTATTTGATGCCCTGTTCGCAGAGGTTAAGCGCTGGATCAGTGAAAGCCCGGTTGCCATCAAAGAGCTATTGGAAGTGAAGTCCGACAGAGTGAGCCTCAAGGCAGCGCCTTCTGAAGCTTTCATAAGTTGCAGGACAAGCCGCTCAGAGCAGCCAGAATCTTTGGCTGGTGTCCATTCCGATAATGTTTTATTAGTGGCCGATGAAGCCTCTGGCATCCCTGAGAGCGTATTTGAGGCGGCAGCTGGCTCTATGAGTGGCGCAAACGCAACAACGATACTGCTAGGCAACCCGACCAGATCCTCTGGCTTTTTCTTCGATACCCATCACCGCATGGCCAGTGATTGGTGGACCCGCAAGGTCAGCTGCATAGACTCGCCCAGGGTGAGCGATGACTATGTGTCTGAGATGGCCAAGCGCTTTGGCGAAGAGAGCAACGCCTACCGCGTCCGGGTGCTAGGGGAATTTCCCCAGAGAGATGATGACACGGCCATCCCGCTGGAGCTTGTCGAGAGTGCGCAGCGCCGGGACGTAATAATCACAGACGATGAGCCTATGGTCTGGGGGCTGGACGTGAGTAGGTTTGGTAGTGACAGATCCGCCCTGGCTAAGCGCCGGGGCCGCGAGTTGGTCGCCATCCAGACTTGGCAAGGCCTCGACCTAATGCAGCTTACCGGCGCAGTCGTTGCAGAGTATGAGTCCCTGCAGCCGCGCAACCAGCCGGTGCAGATCAATGTAGACAGCATTGGCCTAGGTGGTGGCGTGTGTGACAGATTGCGAGAGCTTGGCCTGCCCGCCGTGGGCATCAACTCAAGCGAAAGCCCGTCATCGAAGCAGACGTATATCAACTTGAGAGCGGAGTTGTGGTTTAAGGTGAAAGCTTGGCTAGAGGCCCGCGACTGCGCTCTGCCTAAAGACGATGACTTGCTGGCCGAGCTCGTCAGCGCCAAGTACAAATTCACATCGAGCGGCAAGATGCAGCTTGAATCTAAAGACGGTATGCGCAAGCGTGGCCTTCGATCCCCCGACTTGGCAGACGCGCTGTGCCTCACATTTGCCTCTGACGCAATCTCTATGTCTGGCGGTAAAAGCCAAGCCACCAACTGGCAAAAGCCGCTCAGAAGAGGGCTGAACATAGTCTGAGTGGTAAAATGAACCCCAACTAATCACCATATGTGGGGTTTGCTGGATGTCTAATAAAACCTATCGCCGGGGACCGGGCGGCGTTGCTGACGCAGCCGCTGACATTGAAAAGCTGATGTCCCGCAGAGCGCCCGCAGAAAAAAAGCCAAGCAAAAAGAAGGCCAAGTAGTTGGCGATTCCAGGGCTACTAGAAGCTGGCTTTAAGGCCGCTGCGCCCGCAGCTGTTGGCGCTGGCCTACTGGCTTCTCCCGAAGAGGCAGAGGCAGGAATACTCACTGCGTCATTATCGCCTGTGCTTAGAGACTCTCTAACAAAGTATCTAAAGGGCGAAGAGCTTACTAAAGGCAATCGCAACAAGGTTGAAAAATATCTTGCCACAGTAGCGACTGACCAAACGGCCTATGGCCGCAGAGAAAGAATGCGTATGCAGCCTGGCGCATCGCCAGACGTTGAAGTTGACATAACCCGCGAAATTATCACGCCAGAGTCTATGCAGGGTGAAATCCTTGTTCCAATTATGGGCGATGCAAGTATTGCTGGCGGCTATCTAGACAACGTAGAAGGCGTGCCTCTAGATCGAGTCGTACCGCTGCAAGGCGGCCCTAATTACTCACTAATGAATGCCTACAGGACACAAGACCCTCTTGGCTGGGCATCAATGCTCAGCGCTGCGCAAGCGAAGCAGGACCAGATAACTAGGGCTGGTTTGTTAGGAGACGTGCGCGGCGTTTATTCGCGCATGGGTGATGAGGCAATGAAGTTTAACACTATGGTAGCTGAAGCTATGGTGCGCCAATTGCCTGCGTTGCAACTGCCAAAGAAAGACATAGCCCGGTTTAACAAAGACATTCGCGGCACTGTGCCTGACTTTGCTGGCGTTGAAACCGTAGAAGGATTAGCGCAACTAAAAGGTCAATTACCTGCAGCCCAAAAAAATGGCAAGGCGATTTCCCCGTCTGATTTGCGCAAGTTGGTTGTCGGCAGAATGTCGCTCAAAAAAGAATACGGCGATTATGGCTTCCCAAGCTACGAAGACACTATTAGAGCAATCACTGAGCCAGGGCTAAGAGATGCCATAAGAGGCGACAGTGGCTTTGCAACCATACAAGGGATGCCAGGCGTTTCGCTTTTAGAAAACGCCTACCACGACACTTATTCTCACGGCATCCCTGGCAGATATGCTGGCGGCTTAGAAGAAAGCATCCCGCTAGAAATCATGTTTCCCGATATGTTTGCCGACACCGCAAACAAAGTAGTCACTAAAGAAACGTCTGCAAGGTTTGGCCAGCCTCTTAACCCACAAGAGCGCGTTGGCGCTGTGCTTATGGGCGGTGGCAATCAGGCTGCAAACCAGAAGTGGTTAGACGGCGTGATGAAGTATTTAGAAGACAAGAAAAAACTAGGCCGCGCCGGGGCTATAGCTGCAGCTACCGCATCTGGCAACGCGATGGCCATCCCGCCAGAGGACTTAGACCTGCAGGGTGAGAAGGACCGCAGGCGCGCAGGCGGACGTAAGTATCGGCGCGACAATCGGCCCAGCAAGCAACTCCAAGAATACGCACAAGGTCAAATAGCACCGGCAATCGCTGAGGCAGCTATGGGCGCTGGCAAGGGGTTGTTAGGCACCGTTGACATGGTCACTCAGGCAATGGCAGCGCCGTCACCAGAAGCCGCTAGAGTTAACCCAGAGGCGTTTCAGCGCCAAATGCAGCAGTACATGGAAAGCCAATCTCTGCCCAATCAACAAAACCCAAATTCGATATTTTCAACTCAGCCCATGCGCAGTCTGCTTGATCAGCAAATCATGGAAGACGCTGCAGAGAGAGAAAACGTAAGAAGATTTGGCGAAACCATTGGCGGCCTGTTGGCCCCCATCTAGGAAAAATACAATGGCTGAACTATACGACTCCGAAGAATTCATTGAAGAAGACCCAAGCATGGGCGATGAAGAACTGCAGGCCGCGATCACGCAGGCCATTGAAGACGCAGTTGATTTCATTGATAACACCATCTCCCCGCTGCGTGCCACCGCCGCTGAGTATTATAACGGTGAAGCACTGGCCACTGGCGAAGAGGGCCGCAGCACGGCGCAAACTATGGACGTGCGCGACACCGTGCAGGCCATGCTGCCAAGCCTTATGCGTATTTTTTGCGGCTCTGACCACATGGTTGAGTTTGCCCCGCGAGGCCCGGAAGACGTAGAGGGCGCAAAGCAAGCCACTGACTTTGTAAACTATGTGCTCAATCAAGACCAAGACCAGAGCTTTGTAGAAATCATCTATGCGGCTATGAAGGACGCGCTGGTGAAGGGGTCGGGGTTTCTCAAGTATTACTACGACGAAAGCGAAACGACTCAGTCTTATGAGCTTCTGAATCTAGACGATCAGGCGCTCAACGCCTTGAACTCAGACCCTGAAATAGAAATTGATATGCTGACCTCGATGATGAGCAGTGAGCAGCAAGAGTCATCGCACTCAGTCCGGGTAACGCACAGATCTAAGGTCGGCAAGATCAAGGTTGAGGCCGTACCGCCAGAAGAGATTGTGATCAACCGCACAGCGCGCAACTTAGATGACGCTGAACTGGTTGCGCACAGATCTTATGTGACGCTGTCTGACATGGTCCTGATGGGCTATGACCTAGACGATGTTGAGCAGTACGCGACAGTCAACGAGACAGACTTTGAGTTATTCAACGTCGAGGCGCGTGAGCGCTTCCAGCAAAGCTCATTTGAAGACAACAACCTTATTCAGCGGGTGCTGTATGTTGAAGCCTATGCCCACATAGACTCGGACGGCGATGGCGTTGCTGAGCTTAGAAAAATTTGCTGCGCTGGCCCTACTTACGAAGTGCTGCGCAACGACCCGGTAGACATGATCCCCTTTGCCTTTTTCTGCCCAGACCCGGAGCCGCACAGCTTTTTTGGTCTGAGTATCGCAGACCTGACAATGGACATTCAGCGCATTAAGACCGCAGTGTTGCGGGCATCCCTAGACAGCTTAGCCATGAGCACTCACCCCAGGGTGGGCGTGGTTGAAGGCCAAGCCTCGCTAGAAGATGTTATGAACAATGAAGCTGGTGGCGTGATCAGAATGCGAACCCCTGGCGCTGTTGTGCCTTTCACGCTGCCTTTCGTCGGTAAAGAGGCATTCCCAATGCTTGGCTACATGGACGAGATCCGTGAGAACAGGACCGGCATATCTAAAGCGGCAGACGGCCTAGACCCTAGCGCGCTGCAAAGCTCCACGCTAATGGCAGTCCAGCAAACAATAGGCGCAGCCCAGCAGCGCACAGAAATGATTGCCCGCCTGTTCGCTGAAGGCGGCATGACTCGGCTATACAAAGGGCTACTGCAGCTGATCATTAAACACGTCGATAAGCCACGCATGATCCGCTTGCGCAATGGCTTCGTGCCTATGTCGCCAGACAGATGGAACGCCAACATGGACGTGGTGGCCAATGTCGCCCTGGGCAAAGGCGGCGACATGGAGCGTATGTCTATGCTTCAGCAGGTAGCGGCCAAGCAAGAGCAGATCATGCAAACGATGGGGCCAGATAACCCGCTGGTCGATATGAACAACTACTACTCCACTATGGTGCAGCTGTTAGAAGTCGCTGGCTTCAAAGACCCCCAGCGCTTCTTCAAAGACCCAGCGCAGCAGCCTCAAACACCACCAGAGCCGCCTAAGCCAGACATTAACGAGCAGCTGATTCAGGTCCAGATGGCAGAGATTAACGCCAACATCCAGAAGAAGCAGGCAGAGCTTGAGCTAGAGCGCGAGAAGATGATCCGTGAGGATGACCGCCGCCGGGACGAGAGCGAGGCCAACATAACGCTCAAGGCCGCTGAAATAGCCGCCCGATATGGCGCTGAGGTCAACACGGCTGAGATCAAGGCCAACTCAGAGAGAGACAGAGAACTGGTCAAGCAGTTAGCACAACAGCAGCAGGCACCTAATGTCCCTACGGCCTGAGCAGCAGTCAAACATACAACGATTCGCCGACGATGAAGATTTCGGCGTTCTCATAGAAATGCTACGCCTCGATTATTTTGAGGAATGGTGCAAGGAACGTGACCCCGCCAAGCGGGAGCGCTTACATCAAAAACAAGAAGCACTTGAAGACCTGGTTGTGCAAATACGCGCAGTCGCAGATCAAGTCGCTTTCAATAAGCGGAATTTACCATGAGTGATAAAATAGAAGGGTCGGAATCCCAACATATGGGGTCTGGCAATTTGGGCGATGCCCAAGCAGCGATTTTGAGTTTGATGGAGCCAGAAGGCCAAACCGAAGATTCAAATGAGGTTGTTGAAAATGAGTCCTTAGAAACTGAGGGCGAGGCTTTAGAAGAAGCTGAGTATGAGGAGTCCGATGAGGATCTCGACTCAGATGACGATGATGCCGAACTGTTGGATGACGATGAAGACTACGACTCAGACGAAGATGAGGACAGTCAGCCAGAGAGCTTCACGGTCAAAGTTGCCGGTGAAGAAATCTCTGTTGACCTGGACGAACTTAAAAATGGGTATTCACGCACAGCAGACTACACAAAGAAGAGCCAAGCACTGGCAGAAGAGCGTAAGCAATTCGGTCAGGACCGAGACGCGGTTCTACTTGAGCGGCAGCAATACAGCCAGTTATTAGGCGCATTGCAACAGCAGCTGACAGCATTTGACGAGCCTGCCCCGGACTTTGATCGGTTATACGATGAAGATCCAATTGAAGGAGCTAGGCAAGAACGACAGTACAGACAGAGAACAGAGCAGCGCCAGCAAAAAATGCAGGCCATTGCCATTGAGCAGCAGCGTGTGAATGACGCTAACGCACAAGAGCAACAGCAGCAAATGCGGGGGCTAATACAAAGTGAGGCGGCACAACTTCCCGACCTAATCCCAGAGTGGAAGGACGAGAAGGTGGCGAATAAGCAGCGAGAGCAGCTTAGAGAATACCTCATAGACCAAGGCGTAGCTGAAGAAGAGCTAGGCGCACTGGTTAGGGCTAATCACATTAAAGTCCTGCGAAAAGCAATGCTATTTGATCAAGGTCAGAAGCGCGTTCGCAAAGCACAGAAAGCTGGGCAGGGTGGTAAAACTGTACGGTCTGGATCTCGTCAACAGCAGGTAAAGCCTAGTCAGCGCAAAACTAAAGCCGCATTTCAACGTCTCAAACAAACTGGCAGCACAGAAAACGCTGCTTCATTGATTGAATCTATGCTTTAGGAATTACCATGACTATTATCGCAAACACTTTCCTCAAATATAACGCTATTGGCGTTCGTGAGGATCTCTCAAACATTATCACTATGATCTCTCCAGAGACTCGCCCTTTCATGTCCAACATGACAAAGAAGCGATCTGTGACAAATACATTCTTTGAATGGCAGACCGATGATCTTGGTGCCGCAGGTGCTAACCATCACTTAGAAGGTGACGACTTAGCTTCGTTTACCGCAGTTACTCCAACTACTCGTCTGGGTAACTACACTCAAATCTCTCGCAAAGACTTTATCGTGTCCGACACAATGTCTGCGTTAGATCTTGCTGGTAGACGGGCAGAGGTCGCGTACCAGATCAGTATGGCAGGTAAGCGTCTTGCTAACGATATGGAACATAACCTTTGTGGTTTGAACCACGCAGCAGTTGGCGGTAACGCAA